GTAGATGGTGTTGTTTGTCCACCTTGTGATTTTAAATTTGAATATTGGGTTCTTCCCTGTGGAAAACCAATACCTGTCAACCATCCATGAATCTCTTGATAGTTTGCAAGTTTCTCATCTACAAGAAATGAAATTTCAAGATTTTCATATGTGAGTTCATCACCCATGATAGGAATTTGTTTGAATGGTGTTGGGAATATTGCCTCACCAAGATTGATGCCTGGCAAGTTCGCCGCAGTAGTAAAGAACTCTACTATCGGTAATTTTTTGATACTGAATTTAAACTTGGTTGGGTCTGCGTAGTCTAGTTCAGTGGGTTGTCTACTTAATGAATTTATCTGTACCATACAACTATTTATACAGAAAAGAAAAAGGGGAAACCGAAGTTCCCCCTTTTGATAGGTTGGTTAGCCCAACTCTTATTATTACATAAGGTTGACGACTTGAACTCTTCTGTAGTACACGTTGTCATTTGAACCAAGTGTAACATCAGTTGCAGTAGCAGTCGAGAATGGGTTCTGTGCAAGACCGTATCTTGTTTTGAAACCAATCTTAGGCTGGAATGTGTTCTCACCAACTGCACGAACCATCTGAAGTGGAACATATGGGCAGTAGAAGACACCAGCATCGTAAGGTGAAGAACCTTTATAACCCACAACAAAGTACTGTTTTGCAGCAGCGTTTGCCATGTATGGGTCAATGTACACTTTGTAACGACCATTCAATGTACCAGCGAAAGTGTTACCAGCGTCATCGACTTGAAGGTTGTTATTAAGAGCAGGAGTGTAATCTAATACACCAGCCATTTGAAGTGCAGATGCAACATCAGATGAACAGATGATTAAGTTACCTTTACCTCTACGAGTTTGTTGAGCAATTACGTTAGCATCTCTCTCAACTTGGAACATCAGACCCTTGAACTTCTCAACAGACCAACGACCATTTGAGTCAGTGTCCATGTCGAAGATACCAGAGTTAGTAGTATCAGTCTGAGCACCTGGCTTTGCAGCCTTGTAGATAGACCTTACAACTTCTCTGTTGATTTCAGCAAGGATTTCGGAAGACAGAATATTTGACAATTCTGTTTCTGCGTCAAGACCGTGAATTGCTTTAAGGTCTTGTGCAAGTTCCATAGTGTATTCTGCTTTAAGAGCACGTGTCTTTGCAGTAACAGTTGCCTTCTCAATGGTGAATGCCATTTGAGCGAAAGCGTTGTTTGCAGAGTCACCCTGTGCTTCCATGTTAGCAGTAGAGTCACCAGTACCAGAAGTGAACGCACCAGGCGAACCATCATTTAGTACGGCAGGGTTAGTACCAGCATGAGTACCAGCACCAGAGAAATCTGTATCAGCTTCATCGAATAGTGCTTCATCACCACCAGCAGAGTTGATTCTTGATTTCATTGCAAAGATAAGTCCAGTTGGGCCAGTCATTGGCTGAACTGCACAGATATCATATGCGATTAGGTTAGGCATAGCACGTCTTACCAACGAAATTAGGATGGGATCCCAATTTGATGCAGACGCAGTATTATTAGCAGGTGCAGCTTCCCCAAGGAAGGCAGCATCTTCTTTTAAGGCTTTTTCTTGGTTTTCCAAGATAACAGAAGTGACGGCACGCTTATAGTTATCAGCAATCTCAGGCAAATCTGGGTGCTGAAGGACTGGCTGCCACTTTTCTTGTAAGTTCTCTGAATTGAACATCTTAGTTCTCTCCTATGTTTTCTATATTAATATTATTTATTAAAAGTTACTTTTTCACAATGTTGAAAGTCTCATTCCCATAGGGCTTTGACTTTTGGATAGCGGACATATACGCAGCCATAGCGCCACTAACGTCAACTTCTTGATTTTCAGTTTCTACTTCTTCCTCAAGGGTTTGGGTAGCAACTGACTTAGGAAAATAATTTTCCTTCAAGGTGTTAAGTTTCGCAGTGAAATCTTCCTCACCGTTAAACTCGACATCTTCAACTAATCCCTCAAACTTTTCCTTTTCAGTCTCAGCGAGGTCTGTTGAAACTTTTGCGATTACCTGTTCACGAACAAGAGAAGATTTCTCTTTATTCATTTCAGTCATCTTTTCGATTGTTTCATTGAGTTTTGCCTCAAGGTCTTCAATCTTCTGAGCTTGACCCTCAAGGATATCATACTTCTCATCTGGAACATCAATGTAATGTTCTTCAAAGAGTGCTTTCAATCCTGTGATAAAGTCTTCTGCAATTTCACCTTTTAACCCTCTATCAATAGCGAGTTCGTTCTCTTGCATCCACTCTTTAACAACATAGTCAAGGTAAGAATCGACTTTTTCAGTCAGTTCATTTTTGAAAGTCTCTACTTCTTCTGCAACTTCCTGTGTCTTCTCCATGTCAAGTCTTTCGACTTCACTACGCAGTTTAGACTTTACAGCAGCTTCAAAGATTGTAGTTGCTTTTGCAGTAAACTCTTCAGAAAGGTCTTCACCTTCTACTAAAGCATTTACGTCATCTGTTACGTCAACGGAATCAATGTCAAGAGCTTCCTTTTTCTCACTGTATGATTCATCAGCGCAATGTTTTTCTGCATACGCTTTTGCTTCATCAGCTTTCATACCATTCATCTTATCCATCATTGCGTTGATAGCATCTTTCTTGGATTTGATTTTCATGGCCATGATAGGCTTCTCTTCTTTCTCTTCCATTTCTTCCTCATCGTCTGAATCATCTTCTTCATCATCCGACTCGTCTTCTTCTTTGAGTTTTTGGGGTGCTTCGTCACCTTTTACGGCAGTAGGAATAGATGCATCCTTCTTGGTTTTCTTAGCAGCATCAGGCCCTGATTTCTCATCACCTTTTACCACTGGAGCACCAAGGTCTTCTACATCACCGTCTACCTTAGAACCCTTTTCAGCAGGAACGGCGCCTTTGCCTTCCTTACCTTCTTCTAGTTCCGCAGTGACTTCTGCTTCCAAATCCTCAATTGTCTTGTCTAGTTCTGACATTTGGGAGTTCTCCTTAATGTTAATCTCATTATACTATATTTATACTTTTACAGTTTTTTGAGAAATTTTGCGAAGGCCAATGCTTGGTATTTCGCATTTCTTGAACGTACTCCACGTTCAATATCCTCTTGGATTTCCGCAATGTCCACTTCTTTGAGGACACCGTTGTTCCAAATCCATTCTTTACCTTCCATAATACCTTGTACAAAGGCTTGAGGTGCAGATGGGTCTGCAACAATATCGGCAGCGGTTGCCAAGTAGAAATCTTTATTTACATAGTTTGCACCATTCTTTTGTTGCAAACTACCCATGCCTCTTGATGAGACTGCGAGTTTACCACCATCGTCCATAATATTAGATACAATATTCCCCATTGGTGTTGACATGACTTTTGCCTCACCAATAAAGTTTTTACCATCCCTTTTAAGAGATGTAACCATATGCGATACTCTTTCCAGATTAACAGTTGGGCCTTCTGGATGTCCAAGTTCACCGTATCCACGATTCTCGTTAATGAACTCTTTGTTGTATCGTGTAACTTCCTTTTCTAAAACCTCAACAGGATAAATTCTACCGTTGCGGTTTTTGATATCTCCCTGTAGAAAGATACCTTTTAATTTGTAATTCTTTTTACCAGACTTTTCATCCTCTTCCTTGAGGATTTCAACGTCATGTACTTCTTCTGTAATCAGTTTCATTGTAATCCCCTTTTATGCGTGATGTGCCACAGGTGTAAGTTTTACATCAGCAGATGCGGCGAATACCTTGTCAGTAGGTTTCTTAATTACCATATGACTTGCACCAGCACCTAAGTGGAATGACCCTTGTGTAGTATTTGATGCATTACACACTGTAACTAACTGTGCAGCTGCATTTGTATTAAGACAATACACAACAGTTGCACCATCGAATGCAGCACCACCAGCAGCGTTTGTTCCAGCATTTGCGGCCGCAGCCAATAACTTTAATTTTGCCATTTTTACATTCCTAACATTTCTCTCTCAAAGTAACCCAAGAGGTCTTTTTCTTTCACTCTGAACTTCTTTGCGGAGTCTTTTATAGTTTTCTCAAAAGTATTTAGGAAATCTGAAGGTTTAGAGTCCATAATTTTAAATATAGCATCAACCGCCTCCTTCATCTTAGGAGACAGTTTCTTGTACTCTTTTGATTTTTTGTGTTCGTCCGATTCTGGGATGGACTGAACTAGTTCATCAAACCTCTTCATTGTCCTCTACTTCTGGAACGTGTTGCGATATCATAGTACCAGCAACTTCTTGTCTTTTTGTTTCAAGACTTGCACCCATCTTTTGTGAGATTGCATTCTTGAATTCGTTTTCTGCCTTCAGATTATCACTATCTGCAAGTGCATCAATCATTTCTCTACTCATAATTTTTTACCTTTTAGTTTATTTGATTCAAATTGGTCTTCTTCTCCACCACCTTCAATCTCTCTTTCAAGTTCAATTTCCTTAAATATTTCCTCAATCTCTTCTTCAGTTTGTCTAAGGATATTTTTCTGTACCCAAGTTTTTGAGAAGAAATTTCCAACATAAGGTTCGACTTGACCCAACATATCAATACGTTCTCTCAAGATTTCTGTATCACGCAACTCTGCGAAATGACCATCCTGTAAATAATCATATTGAATATGCTCTTTGATTTTATCCCACTCTTCTTCAGCAATCACACCTGTAAGAACAAGTTGTGTGCGAAGAACATCATGGAATAATGCGGAGAATTTTTTACGAAGTCTCTGTACAAATTTAGAAAACTTCAATTCATCTCTAGTAATCTCTGTAGAACGACCAATAGAGAAGTTCTGTTCTGCTTCCATTCTGGACATAGGTACGTTTAACGACCTATACAGTTTTCTCTGGAAGTATGTGATATCATCAATCTCACCAAGGTTTGAACCGCCAGGCAAGGTTGTGATTTCTGTTCCTCTACCACCTTCTCTACGAGGTAACCAGAAGTCTTCCAACATTGACATATGATTTCTATCGTCACGAATCTCACCAGTTGATGCATCATAGACCAACTTGTTTCGATAACGACTCATCACATCTTTTAGATATTGTTCTGCTTTAATCTTTGGAAGATTACCAACGTCAATGTAGAAAATTCTACGTTCAGGCGCTCTTGAAATACGATAGATGACCAATGCATCTTCAATCATTCTCAACTGATTGACAGGTTTGATTGCCTTATGAAGATAAGACAGTACAGAACCCTTAGTTTGGTCAACCAATCCAGAAGGACAATATGTAATAGAATCTGCCGTAATTTTTAGTGCAGCCTGTGGTGTTGCACTATTGTCTACTACCTTTTCATTGTAAAGGTAATATTCTAATGTCTGTTTCTTTTTGTCAATACCAGTAACAGGGTCAGGCCTATCTTTGATGACCTCTCTTACTTTCTTGATTTTTCTTGGGTCAATATAACGAAGTTCCTTGATTCCTTTTCTTGGTTCTTTGTTATCAATTACTTTATGATAATAGATACGACCATCGACATACCACCTACGAAAGATGTCATGTCCTTTGATATTGAAATCAAGCAATTGAAGAACTCTATCGAATTCTTCTTCTATACGTTTTTTGACTTTGGGGGAATATGCTAGTCTGTCTAACCGCAAGGCAACAGGTGCATCGTACTCATTTGAAGCGATGCCTTCACTAACGATGTCTTCAATTGCAGAATCACATTCTGGTTGAATCGCAATATCACGATATCGTCTAATTAAATCATTTTCGGTTTTATCTCGTCCGTCAACATCCAATGTCTGACTATAGAAACCGCCACCAGCGACTTCAATAGTACCGTCATCAGATGAAGGGAGAGTAAAAGACTCTCCCTCATCCTTTGAACGAGTGATTTTGAAACCAAATAACTCAGCCATAATATTTCTAACTCCTAATTTACACTACTATTTAGTAGGTTTGTCAGAAGTTAAATACCGAAGGTTCTGAAGTGTGTATATCTCCAAGTTACAGCGAACTCTTCAATAGCACTTGCAGTTTCCATACTTAGGTCAATCGGTGCAACAACAGTTGGCATACAATTTTCAAGAATGTATTGTTTCAACACTTGACCATCTCTACCTAGTTGTTCGATTGTCATTGTAGCAGTATAATCTGCAACATTAGGAGAACCACTATTTGTTACTAAGTTATTCATTTTATTCAACCACGACTCTACAGCATTTCTGATTGCAAAGTCTGTATCGTTGATAAATGTTGAATCCCAAGTTTCAAATTCCCTGTCTCCAGCAAGATACAAATTTCTTCCTCTAAACGGAACTGCAATTTCAGTAACCGTTTGGCCAGGAAGTGATGCAGCCTTACATAAGAACAAAGACTTTTCTGGGATTTGAACAATACCACCAACACTGGTGAAAAATACTCTAAACTGATTGGGGCGAGCACCACCGCCAGTAAGGTTTGCTTTAAATCTATCTATTGAAATACTCATTTAATTATCCCCCTACCTCTGAGAACGCTACCCCAGTTCTCACTGCAATAAAGTTCAGTTGAATGAAGTTGATGGAACGAGCTGGTTTGATGAAGATATCTGCAACAAACTCATTTCGGTCAATGACCTCACCTGTATTATTT